GGGAGACCTAGCATGAGTACCTTAAAGACAAACACCTTAACAGGTACAACTTCAGCAGGTAGCATTGTTGTTACAGGAGAGGGTGGCTCTACCACAACGAACTTACAACAAGGGTTGGCTAAAAATTGGTCATTAATTAGTGTAAGTAGTGGTACTCCCTCAACTGATGATTCTTTTAATACAGCTAGTCTTACAGACGATAGTACAGGTAATGTCTTTGTAAATTTAACTAACGCAATGTCTTCTATAAATTATTCTAATCTTTTAGGAAGACAAGTAAGTGCTGCTTCAGGCACAGGTTCTAATTTTATACAATCTGTGAGAACGTCAAATAGAAGCACATCTTTATATAGAGCAAACAATTTTGAAAATGGCTCTGATGCTGACCCTTTACACTATGAAACACAAATAAACGGAGACTTAGCATAATGGCAAACGGAACAATAGCATTTGATACATTAACAACATCTGATTCAAAGAATACGAATACAGAGAAGTCTATTGATACGAGTTTTATTCTTAATGGTGTAAATAAAGTTTGGTTTACATTAGGCATGGATGCAGTTCAAGACGATAGTTTTAATTGTAGTTCTGTAGATGATGATGGAACTGGAGATTTTGGAATACATTTTACAAACGCTTTCAGTAATGCTTTATATTCCTCTGCACAAGCAGTAACAGTAACAGGATTAAATGACAGAATGTTAATACAAAGTCCTAGTAAAACAGCAAGTGCAGTTGAAGTGAGAACGTTAGCAACAAGTAATGGCTCTGACACTGAGGGTAATATTACTCATGCAGAATTGCAAATTTGTGGAGATTTAGCATGACAATAAAAACACCAAAGTTTCAAGGAACACATTTATGGGATAGATTGTGTTGGGCAAAAGAAAACTTAGAGGGTAAACAATCAGACTATCGCATTGTATGGGAAGACCCTGATGCACCTGAAGAATGTTCTAAGATAACTGTACCTGACCCTAATTGGATGGCTTGTGCATTACAAGGTGGCATACTACCACCTGTAGAAGTTTATTGGGCATTACAAGAAGATGAAGCCAAGCCAGATTTTAAAAAACATACAAGAGGTTATTTGCTACACAACACTAAACCTGTTGAAGCAATGACAGAGGAACAAGCAATAGAATATTTAATTATGAAAGACATACCACAAAGAGTGTGGAGAGAATATCAAAAAGCTAATAAACCAAGATTAGTAATTTGTAAAAAGAATCAGCTTCCAAGTACAAGAGAGTGGCGAAACGCTTGGAAGATTGATGAGAAAATAATAGCCACTGATAAGGCAGCATAAAGGAGAACACAATGCCAACAACAAATATCGTAGATAAAAATGGTGTTACTGTAGATGCTTCTACAGTTACCAAACCTTCCGATAGACACTTCAGAGGTGCTTGGGTCGTAGACTCAGACAAGAAGGTCATATCAGAAGACATGACTGAAGCTAAAAAAATCTTTCAAGATAAGATTAGAGAAGTCAGAAAACCACTACTAGAAGCAGAAGATGTAGTGTACATGAAAGCTCTTGAAGAGGGAGATTCCTCTGCACAATCAGCTAGTGTAACTAAGAAGAAAGCTCTTAGAGATGCACCTGCAGCGAGTGCAATATCAAGTGCAGATACTATTGCAAAGCTCAAGGCAGCTTGGGATACATCTGTATTAGGTGACAGTCCATACGCATAAGGAGTAAAGCATGGCTTTAACTAAAGTCTTAACAGGTGGCATAACTGATAGTGCTGTTACAAGTGCAAAAATTTCAGCAGTAGACGTTAGTAAGTTGAGTGGACTTCACTCAGCGTGGGTTATGAGTCCACAAATATCTAGTCCGGGAAGTGCTACTGGATTAATGGAATGGGCAAAGGATGCTGAAAGTACAACAGATAACCTAGAATTAGGGACAGATGTTACAATTAGTAGTGGTATAATTAGTTTTCCAAGTACAGGTTTGTATAAAATGACAGTTGATATGCAAGGTAGACAAGGTTCATCTAGTGTTACTTATGTAGGTTTTACTTGGGAACATTCTTCAGATAGTGGCGGCAGTTATTCAACTGTTTGGCGAAGACTAACTAATTCAATAAGTGGTGGATATTTTGCTTTTACGTCAGATTTCTATTACAATGTAACTGATACCTCTGGGCAACGATTAAAAGCACTTCATTATGCAACTGCTTTAAGTGGTTTAGTTATTGATGGTGGTCAAGGTTATACAAGCACAAGACTGTATGTCACAAAGGTAAGTTAATTATGAGTAATTATGATGCAGATTATTTTCCATTATATAAATGCAAAACTTGTGGAAAAATATTAGAAAATCCAAAAAGACCTGAAGAAGAAGGTTTTGAAAAACTTGATAAATGTGATGAAAGTTGTAAAGGTTAAACTATGGGATATATAGGCAAGTCACCCACCAATGGGGTAAGAAACAGATTTGTGTATCAGGCTACTGCAAGTCAAACAACTTTCAGTGGTAGTGATGCAAACTCTTTGACACTAACTTACACAGATAGTTTGTACATGGATGTGTATCAGAATGGTGTGTTACTCAAAGCAGGAACAGACTACACTGCAACAAGTGGTACAAGTGTTGTATTAGTACAGGGTGCAAGTTTAAATGACCATGTAGAGATGATTGTTTACGATGTGTTCTCCGTAAACCAAACCTACACTAAAACTGAATCAGATGACAGATACCCATTCTTAGGCAACAACAGTATTATCAGAACAAACGGACAGACTATAAGTGCAGACATAACAATTAGTTCAACAACAAATGGATTATCAGCAGGTCCTATAACACAATCAGCAACAGTTACTGTTAATGGTTATTGGAGTATCGTATGAGTTCACAATTAAATGTAGACACCATTGTAGATAAAGCAGGTAGTGGTGGCACGAATGTTAAGATAGGTAATACGTCTACTTATGTTGCAGATGGTGGTAGTGCATCACAGAATACTGTGCAATCTTTAGTTAAAGTATGGTTTAATTTACAAGAGGATGATGACTACAGAGACTCATTTAATATAGCAAGTTTTACAGATAACGGAACTGGAGATTTTACACATACCTTTACTAACTCTATGAGCAATGCAAATTTTGCATTTACAACTGGAACAAATGGTTCTGGTAGTGCTACAGGTATAAACTCTTATGCTTTATATCAAAATCCAGCAACAACAGGAGCAGGTCTTGTAAGAGCCAAAAATATAGAAAGTGGTGGAAATGCATTTGATATTGAATACATAATGGGTATGGTCGGAGGAGACTTAGCATAATGGCTAGTGAACTTAAAGTAGATAAATTTACAGGTGTAACCACAGCAGGTTCTATTGATGTTACAGGTGAAGGCAATAGTACAACAACTAATCTGCAACAAGGATTAGCTAAATATTGGGTTAATTATAATGGTCAATCCACAGTTTCAGTCAGAGATAGTTTTAATCATGCTAGTTTAACAGATAGAGGAACAGGAGATTACACATTAGGGTTTACTAACAATTTTGCAAGTAATGATTACTGTCCACAGTTTGCAGGGTTGAGAGGTGCTACAGATGAAAACTACGATGCTCATCCTTCTTTTATAAGTGGTAGTGAAGATACAGCATTGACAACAAGCACTTTGTTAACATCAACTTGTTACAATAATTCTACCCAAGCAGATATGTTACAAAACTATGTTACTATAGATGGAGATTTAGCATAATGGCTAGTATATTAAGAGTAAACACATTAACAGATGCAAGTAGTAATAATAGTGTAGCTACAAGTGTCCTTTTCAATGGTAGTGCTAAAGCATGGAATAACGTAACGCAAGGAACTTCTGCAATACAAGATAGTTATAATATTTCAAGTATATCAGATGATGCAACAGGTACATACACACAAAATTATACAAGTAATATGAGCAATGATTTATTTTCAGCAGTTGGAATGTGTGAAAATGCAGGTAACATGGGAACAACTGGCACTTTTGGTTCAAGTTCAACAAAGTTTATAACTGTATTAACAACTACTGCAAGTGGTAATGACTATAATGATGCTTGTAATGCAATTCACGGAGACTTAGCATGAGTAAAT